CGCCACGGCGGGGACACGCTCTTCGCCGTCCCCTTGAGGAGGTCGGATTCCATCTTCTGCAACATCTTAATGTCGCCCATGACGTCACGCGTCGGAGCCTGCCCGTACACGTCGTTGTCCACGGCGTCCCAGCGGGGCGTCATCACGGGCCAGGTGTTGTAGCGGGAGACCCTGAGGAAGTTGTCGCCGGTACTATCCTGTGCGAGGAAGTGGACGCTGACCGCCTCCTTGCCCTCCGGAAGGGGAATCCCGTACTGCTCCGGATGCCGGAGGATGGCGTTGAGGACTTCGTGCCGCTTCTCGAACTGGCCCGAACTCTTCTCCGTTTCGATGTAGTCCGGGAGCTTCGCATCCGGATAGAGCTGGAGAATCTGCCGGACCGTGAGCCATTCGCTCTGGATGAAGGTGTCCACCTCGCCCCACTTGTCGATCGACATATAGTACGTGCCGGTCGTGTAGGGGCGGCAGTGAAGGGTCTTCGTCGGGTGCTCCAGAATGGCGACGGCTCCCTGTCCGAAGCCCGCCATCTCGAAGTAGGTGTGGAGCAAGGCGGAGTAGAGGTTGCTGCGCCGGAAGATGCCCTCAAGGACATCCTGGACCTTATCGTACCACTCGCGGACGGGCTTGTAGACGGAGAGGTCCGGGTCGGGGTTCGTGAGCATGAACCACTGCCGGGCCTTGCTCGTCAGGCCGCTCTGCATCCCGGAGGCGAGGGTCGAAAGAGCCCTCGACGCCGTTCCGTTGATGCGCTTCTTGTCCCGGAGCTCCCCGTTGTTCGTCTCGCTCGCGTCGCCGGGCGCATTGAGACCCCGCCCGCGTTCCGGGGCGATGTACGTCTTCACGTCATTCCAGAAGGGCTCCCAGGTGCGCCGGTCGTTTTGAAGCTGCCGGTAGTGCGTCCGGAGCTTGCTTATCGGGGTCTCGTCTGCCATTGCTTACTCGCCTCCGAGTTTCTTTTTCTTCTGTTCGACGGACGAATCGGCCAGAGCGCCCTTCGTCACGTTCGTCCCGCTCAGACCGTACTTCTGAGCCGCTGCGTTCTTCGCGTTGCCACGGACACGGGCGACGTCGGATTCCACCCTCTTCACAGCTTCGGGTTCGGGCGGGACCGGGGTCGTTTCGGCTTTCGGAGTTTTCATTGCTCCCATTGTGTGTTCCTCCTTAAAAGGTGAGTTCATCCCGTGCGTACCGCGTGGCGTACCCGCCTCCGCGGAACATCGGGTCGTTGGCTGCAATCACGGGTTCCGCGAACGTCAGAGCGAGGGCGTCCGCACGGTCGGGCGAGAACCCGACGCGTTCCCGTATCGTTTCTTTCGTTTCGAGTTTCAGGCGTCCCTGGGCGTCGTAGGTGTAGGTCACGGCGGCCAGTTCCTTGATGAGCTCCGGGTCGTTCGGTATCGCGCCGCCCTCCTGGAGCCATTTTCTGAGGTTGTCCCACATCTCGGCGCGTCTGTTGGAGTAGCCGTTCACGCCGCCCTCATGGGCCTTGCCGCTGAACGGGACCTCGATGATGGCCGAGGGGCTGTTCAGTTGCCGTAGACGGTCGATCACGCCTTCCCCGCGCCCGGCATCCACGAACACGGCGTCGGGTCTTTCTTCGACGATGCGGCGGTGGAGGAGGGACGCGAAGGTCATGTTGTCGATGCCTACGATGCGTTGGTACGGCATCGCGGCGAGACCCTTGCGGGGCTGAATGACGCAGGCATCGCCGCCGAAGCGGGCGACGTCAACACCGAAGATGAGCGGGGCGAGCTTGTAGTCTTCCTCGCTGATGTGCTTCCCACGGGCCTTGTAGAGCACGTCCAGCGTAATGAGCGCGTTGTCGCACGACGCCTGAAAATCACATTCCATCTCTTGCCGGTACTGGGCGTCCGTGAGGTCGCGGCGTGCCTCCGCCAACTCTTCTTCCGTAATCCACGGGAGGACGCCGAGGGAATCTTCTTCCGCCCGGTACATGAGGCTGGTCCACTGCGTGTCCATCGTGGCGACGCCGCGGTTGTAGAGGTCGAAAAAGAGGTTTGCCCCTTTCGGTGTCCCAATGAACAGGCAGCGCCCCTTGCGGTCGATGAGCGTGGGCCTGACGATCTCGCCCCACACAAAGGGCTTCATGTCGGCTACCTCGTCCATGACGACGTAATTGAAGTATAAGCCACGGAGGGCGTCGGCATTGTCCGCGCCGTACAGTGTGATTCTTGCCCCGTTCGGGAACGACACGGTGAGCTCGGTCTCATTGAACGCCACGCCCGGAATCTTGCCCGCGAAGCGTTTAAAATAATCCCACGTGATGTCTTTCGCTTGCTTTCTGAACGGGGCGATGTATGCACCCCGGAAGTCCGGGACAGTCGCACACATCGCGGCGAGGATGAGTTCCACCACCGCAAACACGGTCTTGCCCCAGCGTCGATGGCAGACGAGTACGGCAAATCGGACCGCTGCGATGAGCGCACGGGCCTTGACCTGGAGCTCATGCGGGGTGAAGCCCATGTCCACGTTCAGACTACGCATCGCCCACTACCTCCGCTTCCACAGGCTGAGAGGAAGGATAAGGGTTGACGAAGTTGATCTGGACGTTGGTTGAGCCGCCGTTCTTCGCGGTAGCGTCCGGATAGTAGCCCAGCAGCTTCGCCAGCTTGTCCGCGGCGTTGTCCTTGACCGCTTCGGGCAGGTGGGGCGAGCGGATGCGCTGCGTGTACCAATCGGCCAGCTCTTCCTTGCTGGCGGTGGTTCCATTGCAGAGACCGATGGCCTGGGCGGCGTTGATGACGCGGCGGACTACCGGGTTCCGGAAAACCCTGCGGCCTTCCATGTCGTCGTCCAGCCCCACGTTCTCGCAGGTGAGCCAGTGGACCCCTTGATCTACGACCCATTCCTTAATGTACGCTACGTCGATCGGACGCAGGCCCGCATCCTTGCCTAAGGCGTAGAGGTCGGGCTTAGCCCTGTTGTACTTGACGGGCAGGCCGAACGGGTCGTATTCTTCTTTGGGGGCGGGGAGCTCAGGGAGCTCGGATGCGGCGGGTAGCTGAGGATTTACGATGCGTACAAGCGCGGTCAGAAAGAGTAGTTCCGGATGTGCCAACGACACCCCCGCGGCGGTCAACGCCGCGTTTTGGGGGTGGCCCCCCGAATTTGCCGCCATCGCCATACCCTTGCTCCTTATCGTGGCTTTTCGCCAGTCATTAAACGAACTATCAACGGGCCGCACGTGCCGCCGCTCCGGGCCAGGTCCGGACCAGTCGCCGCCGCGGTCCATACGTCCCAGGGTGCCCGCCGTCCGGGGTCCGGATGCCCGGCGCGATCTCCAGTTTTACACAAACTTTGCACAACCGCACGCGCCGCGCCTCAATGATACCAGGTTTTCAACCTACCGCACCGGAAAAGAGCGCCCGAAAATAATGTACACCGTGTCACTAAAAATACAAGCTGTATTTATGGCGACACAGTGTCAGAATAAATATTTATCGAACAATCCGCCGGAGTTCACGCGGAAAATATTCGATAAAAAAGTACAAAAATTTTTCGTATCACGTTTGACAATTCGATACAGTGTGCTATATTGTGTTCTGTCAGTCGATACCGCGCAACATTCGAAACGCCGCACAAAACAACGCCGCGAGGCAGAAAGGAAAGTTGAACTAAAACCGCCTCAAATGAGGTAAACCCACCTCAACACAACCTCAGAAAATGAAAGGAACACAAACGCACAAACTTTTTAACCTCAATTCTGCCTCAGCTCTACAAGATTTGAACTTAACACAACCTCAACAGAAGGAAAGCTATCATGTTTGATTGCTACGACTACGAAAGCGCCGTATATGACGACGTGAAAAACGCCATAGAGGAAAACTTTGGCGATCTCGCCGGATTCATGGAGGCGAAAGCCGCCGAGATTAACGGGTACATTTACCGCGGCGAGGACGCGCGCCCGGAGGAAGAACAGAAAAAAGATATTGCCGCGTCGATCATGTCGGACTATTTGTGGACGTTTGACAATGTAACCGGGAACGGGTCCGGGTCCTACTGGTTTAGCCGCGCCCGCGCTGCTGAGGCATTAGCCTGCAACTTTGATTTACTTGCGGACGTTGGCGACGAATACGGCGACCTCCAGAACATAGTCCGCCAGGGGCCGGAAGCGTGCGACGTCGCTATTAGATGCTATCTGCTCCCCGCGGCCTGCTCCAAATACGTACATAACGAAATCGACGACGAAGAAAGCGAGGTTGAAGCATGAAAAAGC